ACGCTGCACTACTTGGTGTCATTGGTGCCATAGGTGGTGGCTTTATGGCATGGGGCGAATTCAACAACAGAATAGCACAGCTAGAAGACAAAGAATTTATAGTCAACGAGACTGTAGACTTATCAGGCATCATAAAAGAATTAGAAGGTTTAAAAGCTGACATAAAAATAAATGACGCAGCTATAAATTTTCTTGATGCAAAGATAGATGAATTAAAAGCATCGTTAGATAATCCGTTATTATAATGAAGCTATCAGACTCAACACAAATTTCGTTACCGGCGCGTAACCTACTAGCTATACTTGCAGCCGTAGCAATCGGCACCATGAGTTATTTTACAATCGTTGAAAGATTAAATTCCATAGAGACTACACTACAACTTATGGAAAAAGATTTAGAATCTGCTAATACTTTTATTGACGGGGTCCCCAAAGGCGACATGGTCAGTCCACAAGTCCAAGAGCTCTACATGTTGGTGGAATACCTATCATCTAATGTGGAAAAACTTAAGGAACAAATGGAAGCAGAGATACCACTTATACTTAAAAACGATATGATTATACAATTTCATGAAGAGAGATTGATAGACTTAGAAGAGCGAAAGAATGGGGATCATTGAAACAGTTATCATACTTAGTTTGTACGTCTATGATGGCGGCAACAAAACTATAGAAGGTTGGTACCACCAGGATAATTTAAGTACGTGTCTCGCAGCCAAACGCACGGCCGAAAGAAACTCTGGCAATCAAGTCCAATACACCTGCTCATTAGAACAATGTGAGATGACAACAGATCAAACTGGTGTCAAGCATTGTGATAAGATAATAAAATAACTTGTAATCTGTAGTAAACTTACTTATATTTACCCTCATGGGATTACCCAAACTATTAACAGAACAGCAAAAGAAATTTGCAGAACTATTGGTTTACAATGAAGGTCGTAAAACTCCTACAGAATGTGCGCACGAGGCTGGCTATGCTGAAGGCTCGTGTCATGTCCGCGCTTCTGAACTTCGTAACCCGAATAAATTCCCCCTTGTTGTTAAATATATTGGTGAGCTCAGGTCAGAAATCCAAAAGAAATACGAGGTTAGTTTTGAAAGACATATCACAGAACTCGGTCGTATACGCCAAGAAGCTTTGGCGAAAGGAGCTTTCTCGGCAGCTACAAATGCGGAGGTTGCTCGAGGAAAAGCAGCAGGACTATACATCGAACAGAAAATAATACGCACTGGCAAACTAGAAGACATGTCTATTGAAGAGCTAGAGAACAAGATGAAGAAGATATACAAAGAAAACGAAGTCTTAATTAAAGGTGATTATACTGTACTAGAAGACACACCTAAAGAACCATACAAAACATTTAATACTGAAGAGGGCGAAGAGTGAGAAAAGCCAAGATGCACACAGAGCATGTTGCTGGTCCTAAAAAAAGAACATCAATAGGTCAATCAATTAGATCAAGACCAAAAAATAAACACAAACGTAGATCACATAAAGCCTATCGTGGTCAAGGCAGGAGATGCAACTAATGAAAAAAGAATCTAGGTATGGTCCAATGGATAAACAATTAAGCTCTGGCTATCTACATTATACTACTAAATCTTTGGTACAAATATTAGAGAAGTTTTGTGAAAGCCCTGTTGGTGCTGACGCAAGAGTAATGCTTGTGCTTCCAGAGGGCAGAAGTCCAGCGCAAAAAGAGTTTAATGTTAGAGAAATTAAATTAATCGAGAACAAAATTATAGGCGCAAAAGAGAAATATCGTTGCGTTATTACCGTTGAGTAATTACTTTGAAAGCTGAGTCAAAACTTTGGCAAAAAGTTAAACGTCACACACCTAATATTACATGGACAAGAGTTGAATCTTGGTCATCTTTTGGTTTTCCTGATCTAGTTGGGTATACTGAAAAGGCTGGCTTTTTTACAGTCGAGTTAAAAGTAACAAAGAGTAATAAAGTTGCTCTCTCACCACACCAAATATCGTTCCATGTTAAGCATCCTACGAAAACCTTTATCCTTATCCAGACCCGCGATGCTTGTTCCCCGAAACTTTATCCAGGCGCCTGTGCGCTTGAGCTCTCGCAGCTAGGGCTTGCGGCCCCCGGTGCTTGTGAGCTTGCGTCTTGGTCCGAGCTTGAGCGCTTGCTGCTCGGAGCTTGAGTGCTTGCGCATCTGGACGAGCGTGCGCCCCTTATAGTGATATTCCTCTCTGATCCAATAACCGTGACGCGCCCCGTAGGGCGCGCCCTTGATCAATCCGGGTGAAAGGATAAAACCCCGGTTCAATATTCTGTAACCACGAAGCCGCTGGCATCGTGCCTGGCTTTGCCTTTAGCGGTCAGGCCAATGATAACCCCGGCCCCCGCGTCGGTAAACCTGGCGTCGTGTTCGTCGCCGTCAATGACTGGATAGCCGCGCCAGGTGGCTGGCAGCTCGCCAGAGAACACAACGGCCGCGCTGGTATGTTCCAGGACCGCGGCCAGTTTATGGTCATTATCTTCAGCCCGTGAAAAGGTTAGATGGTAATTGTCCGGCAGCTGCTGGCCCACGATGCGGTTCTCAAGTTTTGTATAATCGTAGAACTGCACATCTGGGAAGAGCTGCATAATGTTCTTGCCAGTGTCGCGGATCTTGTAGCGTTCATATGGAAGGTCAGACGTGCCGTTGAGTCTTACGGCCGCCTTCATGCCTTTTGCTTTCGCCTTCCGGCGCAGCGCGCTAATCTCGTTGACTAGGTCCCACAGGAACTGCTGGCGATCTTGAAAGAAACGTTGCGTCTTCTTGAGGCGCGCAGCCTGCACCACGTTCATGGCACCCCGGCCAGCTGTGTTAAGACATGCAGCCGCGCAGCCGGCGCTGGCGCCAGGGCATACGTTTTTCCCGCTCAGGTTGTAAGGGCTCATGTAAATGATGCCAGTGAGCACGCCCACTTTTTCAGATTTAATAGTTTTGTAGTTGGTATTTATACCGAGTAATTTTTGCATGTTATATCCTTTCTATTAATATCCCATAATATAAACATTATTTTTTATTTGTCAAGCTTGCGACCTTGCGAGCTTGCGGGCCCACCCGCCCACGCTTGCGGCTTGCGGCCTGAGCCTCGAGCCTTGCGGCCTGGTCCAACCAAAAAGGGTTAACTTTTTCGTAGAAGTCCTTAGAGCACAAAGGTGGTGCGGGCAGGGCAGCAGGGGTAGCATGCTCCGAGCGTCCGGTGAAGGCCCCGGATTTCTCCAGGGCCATACCCGCGTAATTTTTATAACTGTTTGACACTGTCATTCTCTTTAAACACAAAGATGGCATCACCATAAATGTGCGCGTAGTCTTCCCAGTTATCGCTTAGCTGGTCCTGCATTTGTTTAAAATAGTTCCATCTAAGCATCGATGCGCGGTGATTGCGCTGCGGGTTATTAACCAGCAATCCCTCTTCATCCGCCCATATCTCAACCTTCACTGATGCGCCACTCTTGTAGTCAACGTATTTGCCATCAACGATTTCAAATCTTTTATGATTTAATAGCGCTTGGATTTCGTCGTACTTTGGTTTTTTCTCAAAGGTATGCGTCTCAGCCGGTGAGTCATCCGCTTTTAGTATGTTTACTTTATAAGTCATTAGTATTCCTTTCTGTTATTAATAAAACAATTTCCCATATTCGCGCCACGTTGTCAAATAAAAATAAAAAATAAAGTTGTGGATAACTTAAATTATTTCCTTGACACATTCTCCCATATATGATACCCTGATAGGGTTGGCGGGCGGGGTGTGCTTGCGAGCTTGCGGGCCCACCCTCCCCAAAAATAAAAAACTTTTAAGAGTGTACCGTGTCACAGAGAATAATATAAACACTCTGCATTTGGTTCATCTTGTTTGTACCGGTGCCCACACGATACACACTTAAAAGTTTTTATATTAGGACTTACAGATATAACTACCATGCCTAATACTAGTGTGATTAATTAACCATAGCAAAGCCTTGACTTTGCACAACTCCCACACTTTCTGTTGTCTTGTTCGCCTGTCTAATATTGACAGTTTGTTTTAGTAAGTCTTTCATGTCATCAGACACAATCACAACCTCACTACCGATAGCTTGACCTGTATTCAAATCAATACAACTCTCGA